AAGGTGTTACTAATGGCACTATATTTATGCTATGCATATTATATACTTCAACGGCTGCAGGTGGAGGTGTGGGAGTAATTAATTGATTACATGTAAGAACATTACACACAGGATTTAGCCACAATTTTTCATTTGGAGAACCAGAGTTCAAAAGTTGTAAATTCATTTATATATATATAATTGCTATATATTTTTTATTTTACATAAGTTCATATAAATCTTGTTTGCTCATCATTTCACCGCCACGGGTTCGACGACGACGACGACCACCGACTAAACCATTACCTGTTAATTTTAATGCATCTGATGCTACTTGTAATCCTGGCATAAATTCTGGGGCAAATGCTGGGGCTACATGCTGGGCTACATTCAAACCTGTCCTGAGAACTGGAGCAAGTCGACCAAATAATTTTTTAAGTTTATCTAAGAAATTACCTCCATAGAAATTTGTGGGATGATGATATGGGGCGATTGGTCCATTTTTAGATGCAAGAACATCGGATCGGCTGATCGGTCCAATTGTTCTATAACAGCGATTATTAGAAATTGTCATCACACCCTCTTGCACTACTACACAATTCAGAGATATTGCAGGAAAAGCAGCGGTAGTTTGATTTCTCACGGTTACTTTCATGTTCAAACTAAAGTTTCCAATGCATCCAGGTGTGAGCGTTGCCGGCAGAGCCAAATCCAGTCCGAATTGAACACAAATTACCGAGCCTTGATCATATGAAAATTGACGCCATGATTGGATTGATCCATTTTTGCGGGACATATTATAAAGATCAATTGGGGTCATTGTTGCTAATAATGAAGTGCGATTATCAAAAGTTATATTAATATTATCAATTACTAAAAATGTATCTGTCTTAGTAAAATCAAAAAATTGATCTAATTCTTGAACTGAAATATAAATCAAATTTGGGACTGATCCAAGTTGAATATTATTCATTTGAATTACGGTGCTTTGTCCTGGAGCGAGTGGCGATTGGAGCGATGTAATAAAATTTTGCGGTTCAAAATATGAATATGTATACCCAGCTGCAGAGTTTAGAATTTGTGTTGGATCTGGTGTTTTATAGTTAGATAATAATTTTGATCCCAAAACACTTACACTACCACCAGTAATACTTGAGGGACTATTTGGATTGTGAGACCACAGAGCACCTAAAAGCCCACCTGTTGGACCATTACCACGACCACCAAGACTAAAGATTAAATTAAATGTTTCAATGCCTATGAAATCAACCGAGTTATGTGCATCTTTACCATCAGCGAGCCATGGAGAAATAAGGATGGGTTCACGAACAGTCAAACGAACAACAGCAACATCGGCGGCGGTACCTGTTGAATCGTTGCGAGTTACCAGAGCGTCAACATATCCACCACGTGGGCATTCTGTTCCATCTGGACAGTCATAAGGACCATTCATAGGATTCTGGACTGTTCCAAATGTATTTGCATAAGACCATGACGGGTCCAATTGGCTTGGGGTTGTAGATTCATAACCAGTACGATTCTGGTTAAAATTGTGATAATGGTTAAAGTTTCTAAAATATTGATTTATGTTTTGTGAGATGGTTGCATCACCGAGTTTTAATTGCAGTGAGTTTGTTGCATTCATCAGTGGATAGGCTCTTGGAGCATCAAAATTTCCACCAGAACCAACCAGTACACCTGGAGCATGTGGCAAAAATGGAGCCTGTAGCAGAGCAATACCAGCACCACCCGAAGTACCCGTAAAGGTAATTTCAAATGTCACTTCGACAGGGGTATAACGGTTAATGTAAGTCATTCCATTAGGCGGATTTGCTTCAATATTTATTGTAGATGCGTTAAATGACTGACTTATTTGAGCTTGGTACGAATTCTCCGATGCAGCATCGAGGATTGCATATTGTTTATTACCAAGTGCATTAATATTTACCGATGGGGCGATTACTTTTACAAATTTGATATCTTCGGATGAATTTAACATTTTTATTATATACTATATATTAGATAAAATTTTTACTATATGTTTTTTAATTTCTAATCATTTCGAACAAGATTTTTACGGATATATAATAACCCAAGTCAATAAGTAATGGAAATGATATGCCTTCTTTATCTGTCCAGAAACATTGCAAATCTATAGTATTTAAATTTATATCGCTTTCAAGTGTTAAAAACCTATAAGACGCTGACGGCAAATATTGCGTCTGTCCACGATTAAATTCAGAGTCAGATCCCAAAATTGGTTCAAAGTCTGTTATTACTGGCAATGAGTTATTATTTACTATGAATGACTGACCACTCGTTGACACAATTGGTAAATTCTCATTTCTTATAGGTATTTGATATGAAGTAAAATAAAATGATGCTACTGGTGACCAATTGGTAAGCGATGAGAATTCTTGTTGCAGACCAACAAATGGTGCAGTCAATGCTGCCGCCTTCTGGGATAGAGAACCAGCCCCAAAAGGTGCACCAATGGTGTTATTACTACTTATAATTAAATCATTATCACGCCCGAAAGCTGAGAAATAGCCATTGAATGTAGTTTGAAAGCTTTGAAAGAGATTAAAGAGATCATAATTCATTGATATGATTATGTTATTTGTTATGTATGACTCATTAAAGAACAATGTGAACAGTTGACTTTGTGGGTTCCATACCATAACGGGAGGATTCGGAGCAGGGACAGCAACTAAGCCAGCTAAACCGGTGTACGCAGCTTGAAACGCATTATTCAAATCATCAATGAATGCATTAAAATAGTAATATGCCAGTTTAATTTGGTTATTAGTTGGTGCAGTGAAAACAACAGGAGCAACGAACGAAAAACCGCCGAAGGATAGAGTGACAGAGTAATTAGCGATATATGGTGGGGGACCATTTGGATTAAGTATTTTTGGGACTAATAACGGCAATAACGAGCCATTAACACTAAAGCGGATAATAGAACATTTATATTGACAGCAATTCCTAAGTATGGATGATGCCCGAGTATCGTTCAATGATGCCACGAGTGGTGTATTTGTGTTGTTATACAGTTTAGCATTATAATATACGTATTCTTCACCCATGGGGTGCATTGATTGCATACTATTCATTATATATTATTATATATATATTTTATTTTATAAATATTCTATTAATGGCTGAGTTAATTCCACTGCAATTTCATCAGGCGTACCCCTTTTGTTTATAAACATTTTTGCAAATTCTTCTAATGGCATATGACGATACAAAGAACGAATCACGGAATAACGTCCACAGGTGGCTACATCATCAGATAGGCTTTGTAATGGATAATGATTGTACGAAACTGGATATGGTGATTTAAAATATAAATCTAATAAATATTTATGATCTTGTCCAGTCATCTTTTTAAATGCTTGTGATGTGTCTTTAATCTGGGCAAGTTCATTATCTGGCTTTATTGCGTATGAATCAAAATGCTCAACAATCCCATTATTCACACGATTTACCGTTATATAATGCCCGATTGATGCATCTTTTGTTCTTTTCCATTCATATAATATGATTACGCTATCATATGGGTGCAGCAATTGGTCAATATTTTTGTATCGTTGAACATCTTGATATAATAAGAGTTTGGCTCGTGGATTAAGTTTTTTAATGTCTTGATCTGATAAGGCATACGATAAATCCCGTTTTAATTTATCCATTTATAATATATTATACAAATATATTATATATGATTTATTTTAAAACATAACACCCATTATCAAAAAGTATATATTGTGGATATGAAGCACTGATGCAAACCCAACGAGATTTTATGCCCATTATAGTTTGCACCTGTTCTTTGGATAATCCACAATATATGGTTAAATAACGATTTATATGATACGATGACCCTGCATGAGGGAAGAATATTGTACGGTTGGATTCTGCTATTTTATGGCGTGTTGCTGGTCCGTTCATCATCATATGAGCAATGGACAAAACATATATCCCATACTTTCTACCATTCATTATCAAATCTTTCTCCATACTATCTAACCATTTTTTAGCTTTTAAATTTTGGTGATTATCGCAATCATCAAATATGATCAAACAATTGCGTAAACGTGTAATGTCCATGGGTTCTTCATACAATGACAAATCAGACAGATCCATTATAATTAAGTTCTTAACTTGTGCATATGCATCATCCCGTTCATGGGGTGAGAACATAATGATTTTATTTTTTGGATATGCTTTGTTGTATGATTCGCAGTATTTCCCAGCTTGCCAACTCTTGCCGCTACCATTTGGACCCACGATATATACCCGTTCTGGTTTTACTGTGGGATATATCACAAATTGCTCATCGCCTTCTAAATCAATGCGTTTTTTACTTGCTGGGGCGTCTATTTTAGATGAATCAATATACAATATTTTATTGTGATTGTATCCTTCTTCTGGATCTTGAATTATTGCAATATTGTTAGTCGTCGGGGACTTTTTGAATGATAACATTATATATATATTATTATATAATATTTTTAATTATTCAAATCTCTTATTCTTTGCATAAAACCTACATATTTTGGTACTGTAGTATTTACTGTTTCAACAACTGCCTTCAAAAAAGTAGTCATACCAGATGAAAATATTTTATCAAAGCTTGAGGTAGCCTCTTTGATTTCTTTTTTTGTTTCCTCTGTCAATTGAGTAACTTGTTTAACTTGTTTCAATAAGAACGATAAAATATATAATTTCTTAACTTGTGGGTAGTCTTCCAGATCTCCAATTTTAAATGTATATACCGCATTTTGTTTCAAATATGGAACTCTAAAATCGTTAATATCTTTTATTGATTCTAAAATAAACACTATAGCGTCTTGATTTAATGCATTACCCCTTCCTTTTTGTTTAGTTAGTAGTTTTTTCATATATGAAATTACTGGAACAGGTGATAGAAATTCTTTGATATCTGACGAAAGTTGTGCAAATTCTTTATCAACTTGTTCTCTTTCTTGTTGTCGTCTTATGGTTTCTTGTGCTTCTATTGCTGCGGCGTTTTCGGCTGCAACTTCTTCGGGCGATGCTCCCTCAGCTAATACCAGTTCTGATGCTTTTTTTATTCTTTCTTCCTCGGTTGGTTCCACGGCTGCTTGCAATAATCCAGCCAAATCTTGGGCTACTTCTGCCTGTGGGTCATCTTTTCTTTCTAATCCCTTTTCTCTTTCTAAATCCTTAAGTTTTCTTTTCTCTTTATCTTCCAAATTTAATAATGTGCTTTGGTCGATTCTATCTAAAAATGCTATCTGTTGATCAATTTCATCCTGTGATATATCTTGTCCTGTTCTTAATTTGTAACTTTGAATATAATAATTTAATATCCTTTGTTTTATTGCTTCGTCTCCTTGAGTGGCAAAGGGTGGACCCCCCTGCTTACCGAGTGATCCCTTTTGTACGCCACTCGGTGTTCCCTATTTTCTTCTCCCTGATTGTACTGCTGCTGCTGCTTGTGTCAATGCTTCAGTCAATTCCTCTTTTGTCAAATTTGGACTTATTCCATCATATACATAATCATCAAAGCGGGTCGCTCCATAAAGATCAGATGCATCAGCACTGATTGGCGGATAAGCTAAGAGATCTTTTTTACTATTGTATAGTTCATATATATCTCTTAATGCAGCAAGTGAGTATTTATTTAATCTCTCAGCAGATGATTGACCTACCCCTATTTTCTTTTCAAGTGCCCTAATGCGGCGAATAATGGTTTCTTTTGGAGTTGCTGGCTGAATTCCCGCTTTTAACATTTCCAGCATTGCGGGTGTAATTGATTGTCCGTTATCAACTAATTCATCATAAATTTCCTGATTAGTTTTTCCACCAACTAAACCCCGACCACGTTTTTTGCGACCTTTGCTTGCAAAAAATTCTAACACTTTGGCTGTCATCTTATTCTTACGAGGGCGACCAACCCGGCGACGACCACCCACAAGACCCATGCCAGAAATATAGCCCTCAACATTTGCAGAAGCATCAGCAACACCGCCAACAAGACCACGACCCCTACTTTTACGCGGGCGACCCACTCTTCGGCGTCTCCCTCCTTCCATATTAGAAACTTGAGACCTGTACATGTCAATAATATCTGCTTGTGTTAATTGATCCATTTTTTATTATATACTATAGTAAAAGAAAATAATATTTATAAATGGACGAAATTAAAATAAATACTATAGATGAATTAAATAATTTAGAAATTAAAAAAAAAGAAATT